CCACCGTAGATCTCAATTTCCCAACAACCGCTGTGCGGTTTACTGATTCTGGCGTCAATACAGAATACCGCGCACTTTCCGCCCCGGTGTCCAGTTTATCGGTCGGCGCGACGAGTTACACGCTGGGCACTGTTGGCGCGCTAGGGGCCAACCAATTCGGCAACTCCGGTGGTTATGTGTACGTGAAAGGCAATCCCGGCTCGTCAACCGTGACAGCCACGCCGACGACGCAATCGACCGCTGCAAATAACGCCGTGGCCGTTGCGGGGCTTTCTGCCGACACCGTGACCGGGCTAACCAATGGCGGCGGCACCAATTCGTATGACATCGGGTCACCATCCCCCCGCTTCCTCGGCGGCGACACGCCGACGACGGCGGAAGGCTTGCGCCCCACCTACGATTCCCCACTCGTCGGCGCGGGCACGCCCGTCGGCGTCAAATACGACTTCAGCGGCTACCGCTTCAACGTCCCGCCGAGCATTGGCGCGTTTGAAGTACCAGGGCCGTCCACATTCAAACCGTTCCAATAATGCAACGCGAGGTGTCGTATATAGGCAATCGGTAGCAGTGCCATTCGCTGCGTAAATACGGGCCTCAAATGCTCGAAGCCGATAGCGACCAGCAGGCGCTTAATCCTGCTGAACCCGGCGACATTCCCGCAGATTCGCCGCCTGCGGTCCCGACTGAAACACCCGAGCAGTCGGCGGAAACCTCCAACGGGGACGATTCGGCAGAGTCGCGTGCCGAAAAGCCGAAAGGCGGATTCCAGCGACGGATTAGCGAACTGACCCGCGCACAGCGTGAGCTACGCGAGGAACTGGCAAGAGAGCGCGCAGAGCGTGAAGCCCTGCAAAGCAAGCTCAACCCGGTTTCGACCGAGAAAGAACCGCAACGCGACCAGTTCGACGATTGGGACAGTTACGAGCGCGCCCGCGTCCGTTACGAGGCCCGGCAGGCATTCCGTGAAGAATCGCAGGCCCGCGAAGCAGAAATGCAGCAGCGCGCCATGCAGCAGCAGGCGGCCCAGGTTCACACGCAGTGGGAATCAAGGCTCGACGCTGCGCGGGAACAGTTCGATGACCTTGACGAGTACGTCGATGTCGTCGGCGAACGCCTGAACCCGGTTCTGGCCGAGGTCATCAAGGCCGCCGAACTGGGGCCGCAGATCGTCCGCCACCTGGGGCAAAACCCCAAGGACCTGGACCGCATCACGAACCTGCCCGGCATTCAGGCGGTGTACGAGTTAGCCCGGCTGGAAACCCGATTGAACACTCGGCCGAAGGCCAGCAACGCCCCGACACCGGCAAACCCGGTGAAAACGACGGCAGCGCCGGCCAATGCTCTGCGCGACGACCTCGACATGAAGGCATGGATGGATCGCCGCAGGACAGAGCTTAGACGCTGAGATTACCGCCCTCGTCGTGATGACGACGGCTTTCCCGGTGGGGCTTCGGCCCCCGAGATGGAGGTTTGGAAATGGCGAATAGCATTCTTACGCCTACCGCCGTCACTCGTGAAGCGCTTCGCATCGCACACGAAAAGTTGACGTTCGTAGGCACCATCAATCGGCAGTATGACGATTCCTTCGCAAAGTCCGGCGCCCGTATCGGCGACTCGTTGAAGATTCGGCTGCCGAACCAGTACACCGTTCGTACCGGCAAGACCCTGAACGCGCAGGACACCTCGGAAGAGAGTGTGACCCTGACCGTCGCGACTCAGGTCGGCGTCGATATGAATTTCTCGTCGGCCGAACTGACGATGGAACTCGACGATTTCAGCAAGCGCATTCTTGAGCCGGCGATTAGCCAGCTGGCTTCGCACATCGAATACGACGCGCTGACCAACATGACCAAGGATGTCTACAATCAGGTGGGCACTGCCGGCACGACCCCGGCCACGCTTGCCGTGATTGGCGACGCCCGCGCGAAGCTGAACCAGTACCTCGCGCCGAAAGACATGCGTTCCATGCAGATGGACAGCGTGGCCATGGCTGCACTGGTGAACGCGTTCAGCACCTTGCAGAACCCGGCCGCGTCTGTCTCGCGCCAGTACCTCGAAGGCTTCGTGAAAAATGCGGTGGGCTTCGACTGGTACGAGAACGAGCGCATCCTGACGCACACCAACGGTTCTGACGTTTCCTGCACCATCAACACCGACACGCTCGCGAACGGTGACACCACCGTTGCCGTGACGGGTCTGTCGAGCGCCCCGACGGCGGGCTCTGTGTTCACGTTCGCCACCGGCGGCGTGTACGCGGTGCACCCGGAAACCAAGCAGTCCTACGGCCACTTGCAGCAGTTTGTTGTCGTTGAGGCGACCACTTCACAGATCACGTTCAGCCCGGCGATTTACTCGTCTGGCGCCAAGCAGAACGTGGCCGCGATGCCGTCGACGACCTCGGCGCTGACCTGGGTGGGTAACGCCTCTGCCGCGCTAGAGCAGCACGTGGCATACCACAAGGACGCGTTCGCCTTCGCGACTGCCGACCTTGTGCTGCCGGAAGGCGTCCACTTCGCTGCGCGCGAGCAGTTCGAGGGCGTCTCGATGCGCATCGTGCGTAACTACGACATCAACAGCGACAACTTCCCGTGCCGTCTGGATGTGTTGTACGGCTACAAGACGATTCGCCCTCAGTGGGCGTGTCGGATCACTGGGTAAGGGGGTAAGCAATGGCACTTCCACGCGCAACTGACGTTGAATACATCGGAGCCAATGGTTCCGGCGGCATGTGCTTCGGCTACGATTCGACCGAGAAAATCGGGTTCTATGGCAAGACCCCGATTGTCCGGCCGAGCGTCACCGCAGCCACGACCACGGCAACGACCACGACCAACGAGGCGGCCATCGTTCGCCTGACGGCGGCCCTGGTCAACCTGGGTCTCATCGTCACGACCTGATGACGGAAGGGGCGGGGTAACTCGCCCCTTTTTCTATGTCGCGTTTCTATTCTGACAACGGGCCGGCAGCGACTGGGCAGAAAATTTGCCTCGCGACGACCTGTTACGCCGGCCTCGACGCCGGGCACGTTTTCTCGATTCAGGGCGCACGCGAAGCCCTGCACAAGGCCGGTATTCAAACCGCCTACTTCCTGCTTCAGGGGAATTGCCACGTAGACGACGCGCGCAATCGCATCGTGCAGGCATTCCTCGCTTCCGACTGCACCGATCTCGTATTCCTCGACGCTGACGTGTCGTGGCGTAACGACGACCTCGTGAAACTCTGCCAGTACGACCGCGACGTTGTGGGCGGGGTCTACCCGTACCGCCGCCCGGACAAGGCGCAGGAACTGCCCGCGCGCATGATGGACGGGGCGATGGTGGATGACGAAGGGCTCATCGAAATGGAAGGCCTGCCGACAGGCTTTCTGCGCATCCGCCGCCATGTGATCGAAGCCATGCTGCCGGGTGCCCGTTCATTCGAGGACGAGAACGGCACCAATTACCTGTTGTTCGAGCGCACGCTAATCAACGGCACCCGGTGGGGCGGCGACCTCAACTTCTGCAACCTGTGGCGGGCGTTAGGTGGCAAGGTCTACGCCGCGACTGAAATGGTATTCGACCACGCCGGCATCCATTCAGAGAAGGCGAGCCTCGCATCCGTTGTCCGCAAGCGCACCCGCCTCACCCTGCGCCACGTGGCGAACAAGGTCCGCGCGGGTAAGCACACCATGCGCGACCTCACAGAGGCCATCGAGTACATGGGCAACCCGTGGGGCGCGCGCGAGGATGTGTTAGCCATCGCCATCAAACTGGCGAAGGAAGCGACCGGCCCAATCATTGAGGCCGGCTCAGGTCTTACGACTATCCTCATGGCCGCCGCTGCTGAGCAGACCGTGTTCTGCCTTGAGCATGACCCCTTGTACGCCGCGAAGCTGCGCCAGATGTGCGTGGAATCCGGCATCAAGAATGTCGGCCTCTGCTGCGTTGGGCTAAAGGACGGCTGGTACGACATCGAGAACTTCGCCGGCCTGCCCGACCGCTTCGCATTGGGCCTGAACGATGGCCCGCCACGCCTTGACGGCGACCGCATGAAGTTCTTCGACAACCTCGCGTGTGATGTCGTGGTCTGCGACGACGCCGACGATCCGACATACCGCGACAAGCTCAACGCCCTGGCTGAATCAAAGGGCCTGCAATTCGACCACCTGACCCCGCGCGCGGCCGTCCTTCGCGCGCCCAAGGAAGCCGCATGATGCTTATTTACATGAAACACCCGCAGCACGGCTTAATGCCCGTGTATTCGGAACGGGTGAAGCAAGAAAACCTGTCGAACGGCTGGCACATCATCGACTGGCCGCCGGCCGAGGCGTCAGTTGAGGTGGACGACCCGCTGGAAGTCCACGACGAGCCGCAAATCACGCACTACGAAGAACCCAAGCGTCGCGGCCGCCCGCCGAAAGTGACCAATGGCGACGGCTAGGGACATCATTACCCGCTCGATGCGCCTCATCGGCGCATTGGGCGACGGGGAAGAGCCGACCGCCTCGGAAGGGGCCGACGGTCTCACAGCCTTGAACGCCATGCTCGACTCATGGTGGCTGAAGACGCTCGCCGTCTACTACACGAAAAGCGAGTCGTTCACGTGGACCGCAGGCCAAGCCTCGCGGACCATGGGCACTGCGGGCAACTTCGCAACCACGCGGCCGGCTTCGATCCTCGGCGCGTCCCAGCGCATGTCTGATGTCGACTACCCCATTGAAATCATCAACCGCGACCAGTACGACCAGATACAGGACAAGACCACGCAGAGCACGCTAATCGCGCGCATCTATCCAGAAATGCAAGCGTCGCTGGCCTACCTGTACGCCTATCCTGTGCCCTCTGACGCGGTGACGGTGTATATCCAGAGCGTGGGCAGGCTTCAGTCATTCGCGGCCCTCGCAACGGCTGTAGACCTGCCCCCGGGCTATGAACGGGCCTTGACCTACAATCTCGCTATTGAGGTCGCGCCCGAGTACAGCGTGACGCCCCCGGCATTGGTGGCCCGTACCGCTGCGGCAAGTCTCAGGGCCATCAAGCGGCCGAACATGATCATCCCGTCG